TCCATCCCTCTACTACTCCGCCAAGAAATTTCCCAAAATCATTAAATATAGACTTCCAGCCTTCAACTATTTTCCCTAAAGTCTCAGAAAACTCTTTGAATATGGATTGCCAACCCTTCACTGATTTACTAATGAAATCTCCAACGGATTTAAATATATTTTTTATAGCATTTCCAAAAGCAGCTGCATACTTTTTAAAACCATCCCAATGTTTTATAACTTCATATACTATTAATCCTAATCCTGCTATTATAGCAACCGTAATCAATACCGGCGGATTAATAAGTGCCGGGAGAGCTGTAAAAATACTTGCAGCGCTTCTCAAACCAGTGAATATTTTTGATACTGCTGAAACTGCAGAACCAATTCTACTCATGGCCTTAACCACTGTAGCAGTTGATGTTATTATTTTCCCAAAAATAATCATTACGGGACCAAAAGCCGCAGCCATAATTCCCAAATAAACAATTGCAGTTTGGATAGGCCTTGGTAAATTAGAAAATCCATTGGCTAAAGCAGATATAAAATCAGCAGCTCTTTTAATCCCTGGTGCAAGTACATCTCCTATTCTTATACCTAAAGTTTCAAGTGACCCTTTCATTGATTCAATAGCGCCTTTAAGATTATCCTGCATTGTGTCGGCCATTTCTTTTCCTGCACCATCACAATTTTTGAGCCCCTTTTCAAGCTCTCTAAATTTATCAGGCCCTTGATCTACCAAAGCAAGCATTCCAGACATAGCTTCTTTGCCAAATAATGTTTCCATTACGCTAGCCTTTTGTTGTTGTGTAAGTCCAGAAGTTTTATCTTTTAATTGCTGTATGACATCTCCCAAAGGGAGCATTTTCCCATGTGCATCAAAGAAGTTCATTCCTAATTCTTTCATTGTTGATGCTGCTGCTTTTGTAGGGCTTGCCAAATTAGTCAATGCACTTCTCAAGGTTGTACCAGCTTGAGAACCCTTAATCCCTGCATTACTTAATAATCCTATGGCTGCAGTTGTATCCTCAAAGGAGATTCCAAGAGAGTGAGCAACTGGTGCAATATACTTCATTGCTTCTCCCGTATCAGTTATTCCTGCATTGGTATCCGCCGCAGTTTTCGCCAATACATCTGCAACATGCGTAGCCTGTCCAGCTTCCATTCCAAAACCTCTAAGTGAGCTGCCTGCTATATCAGATGCTGTTGCTATATCAACATTTCCTGCCGCTGCCAAGTTCAACATTCCAGGCATAGCTTCCAATATTTCATTGGTTTTAAAACCCGCAGATGCTAAATTTTCTTGTCCTTCGGCAGCTTCTGTAGCACTAAATGCCGTATCGGCTCCAAGTTTAATAGCCTGCTCTCTTAATTTATTTAAGTCATTTCCTGTTGCTCCCGATATAGCTTGCACTTTGGACATTTGAGCTCCAAAATCCATGGATGTTTTTACTGCAGCAGCTCCAACTCCAGCAAGAGGTATCGTAAGTGCCTTAGTAGCAGTGGAGCCAACTGTATTCATGGCTCCACCTAAGCTTTGTATCCTAGTTTCCGTGGAATTATTGGAATTCATAAACTGCTTCATTTGCTGCCCTGCACTTTTAAGACCATTTGTAAATCTCGAAGTATCTAACTCCATAAAAGCTACTACAGAACCTGCATTTATTGCCATGATCTCACCTCTTTTCAGCATAATAAAAACACCTACTTTTTTCAGTAAGTGTTTATTCTTAGAATTTCTAATCTTTAATTTATATTATTTGTGAACCATCCAATTAGTTAAATAAATCATCAATCAGCAGGATTACCCTTATTAGTGTAAGTTATTGGAGCATCTTTGCCTGGTATCTTATCGCCTCTCAATGTCAGTGTACTTTCATTAATAAATATCACCACTTCAGCGTTCCAACTGTCCCACAGCTTTCCATAGTAATTTTTAGTAGGTTGTCCATCCTGGCTGTCATTAAATGTACTAAGCTGTCTTATAGCACTATCTATTAGACTTTTAGCGTTTTGTTCATTTAAAGGTACTTTTGTTTGTATTGCTATCTTGATAGTGCCTTTATCATTATGAGCTTTTATTCCGACATCTTGAACAAATTCATTTTGCTTTAATGATTTAACCGTTAAATCAATGGCGTCCTGCTTAGGAGCCACTAAAGCTTGACTCTTTTCTTCACTGTCTCCACAACCAGATAACCCTAACATTAATATACCTATTAGCAATATCGGCAATACTTTTTTCATGATATGCCTCCCATAATATTTATTTTATTCGGATAAGTTTTACTATATTGTAACAAAATATTCATATTTTGTCCAATATTAGCCATTTTATAGAGGCTTATTATGTTTCATCATCCATTTAATTGTCGATATATTATTATTATCTGTAACTTGCCTTTTATTATCACCCCATTTAGGAGTTCTTGGCTTTTCTTTACAAAGTTCGCTCAATATATAATCACATGCCTCATCAAAGCAAAATGCATCATAATCATTTTCTATTCTTAAAATTTGACTTGGCCTTATTTTGTAGGCCTTTGACATCACTATTACTGATAGCACCCTTTGTGATCTTACGAAAGGATTTTAACCCTTCCACCCCCTGCTGGCTGTAGGCCCAAAGTTCAAATTTCTGCACATCCGTGAGCTTTAAACCTGCTTCTTTTAATTGCTCTATACTCGGCTCAACCAGAGTATTTTCGCAAATTATATCTATTATTTTCCCATATTCTTTTAAGTCTATTTTTTGAATATCTTCCTGATAAAATAACTTTCTTGCTACTCCTAAAAGCTGATTAGGTATTTCTCCACTTTGGCATAGTCCCAAAATTGAAAGTCTTTTTACTCTTACCCGAATAAGTTTATCGCCAGCAAAAGGCTGCAATTCTATCACTTCTGTAGACTGATTTTTTAATTCTTCCATACTTGTTACTTTTAATTCATCCATTTAAAACCCTCCTATGCTGTAGTAAACTCAACTGTTACTGATGTTGTATTGCCACTTCCATCAGCTTTTCTTATGGATGCCGCAGTAGCTTGATAAGTTACACCAGCGCTTATACTTGTAGGCACAAAAGTAATAATCTTTTTAGTTGTATCCATAGTTACATCACCTGGAACAACTGATCCATCTGATTTTTTAGTAACCTTGAAATTAGCAGCTATCACATCTGCATCATTTACAGCATCAGCAAAAGTCCATGTTACTCTGCAATCAGATCCTATGGTTACTCCTGGTGTACCTGTAGATTCATCCGGATTAGTCGGTTCTGGCGGATTGGGTACAGTTGGTGTAGTCCCTCCATCATCTACGCTTGGCAATTCATCTACAAAAGTAATATATACAGGTTTCTCACCTTTCTTGGGCCTGCTAGTTGATTCAAATTCTGGTACATAAAACTTTCCATCCTCGAATTGAAATTCAACCGGTGTTCCTTTATTATGTTTGAAAGAAAATTTTGCATACCTAAGAGTTGAAGAATCATAGTCCTTCTCCTCACTATATAGATTTAAAGTATACGGTGCTTTATTAACTACCTTTCCTACTTCAGGCCCTTCATATCCATTTTCTGTAGCTACGCCACCATCTATCAATGCCATAAGCTCTGGCGAAAATGTATTGTCTGTAAGCTTTGTGTTATATCCAATACAAATATCATCAGTTCTGTTCATAGCAATTATTCTATTTTTAACTCGTAAAATGTCCTCTTTCCCTTTACTTAAATCAGGTTTTGCATCTGCTTTCTCAGCAGTATCAAAAATAAAGGCTTCGCCTGTTGTTTCATTTATTATCTCTGCTAACGCTATATTGGCAATTGGCAAAGATGAAGTTTCAGTCTCTGACATTCTTTTTTACCTCCTCAATCTCTGAAATGTTTGATATTCAATAGTTTGCGTGTATCCATTTACTGTATTATCCAAAATAACCGGTGTAATATTTCCTGTAGGTCTTATATACTCTCTCAATTCACTTAAAAAGCCTTGAATTTGGCAGGTGTAAGGTTCTATACCTGAATAATTCGTGGCGGGGTAATATATAATTGCATCCAATGTCTGCGAACCTATCTGATTGCTCCCTTGAAATCCCATGGTCCCTGTATTCTTTACTACAACATAAGGAGATGTACATTTTCCTTCATGTTGTCCTGGAGAATATACATCTATTCCCTTAGTTTTTAGTAATAAAAAAACACGCTCCCATACGGTAAGTGGCTCATACAATCCATCTATATAATTTTGTAGTATATCCCCTGGAACTGCATATTTAAAATTAGCCTCTGCCATATCATCACCTTATTTTAAAAGATTAGCCATGCCGCTAATAAATTCAGGGGTAAGTTTCCTAACTGTTGGTCTTAGAATAGCATATTTACCTTCATTAGCAAGTTCCAATTGAGAAAAAGAAGGAGCTACTTCCATGCCGACTTCATCATCTCCGCTTTTGCCTCTAGCATGTGCCAACTCAAGATATGGGGAATATTCCATATTACCAGCTACATAAGCACTGCATTTATTATCATTTTCCCATTTGAATCCGCCTTTTATCGTCTGCCTTGCATTTCCGGTCCTATCTTCCCATTTTGCATTATTCTTAGCATAGCCTTCCATTTTTTTACCGGAGCTATCACAATAAACTCCTACTGCAGCTTTCATTTTCCCATTTACCCCACCACTTCCACCAGCAATTTTCTTTAAGAAGTCAGATGCATCAAACTTAAAACCATCCATAATTCTCATTCCTTTCTTCTCAAATAAGTATCCCAGACAATATCTTGAATGTTCCCTTTGTCTATTATTTCATACATAACATCATCAAGTTTAAAATA